GTTTGGCAAAATTTGACCGCACCATCACGACCGTGCGTTACGGAGGTCGTTCTGTGCTGTGTGTGACGCTCCGCTGCAAAGCAGGTCACATTCATGGGACACAGGTGGCCGGTGATGCCCCTAAGGAGGCACTGGCACCCCAATCCATTACAGCAGAGAAAAAGGTGATGCATGGAGCTCAAAAGGCCCGGCGTGCGTCTCCAAAGCAGCTACAAGACCACGACCATGTGGTCTTGGATGAAGCAATTCTACGGAACAAGATGATGCTGCCTGAAATCGTTCAGGACGCATCAGCCCGGCAGGGCGATTGTTATCAGAAGGTTGCTACCGCTGCAACAATAGACACCACTGTGTATGTGTTTGTTGACCGGAAAAAACCTCATTCACAGGGCAATCACATAGCAACAAGTCCTTTTGTTGCCAATGGCCATGTTTCTGAGAAGATGACGCTTAAGGAGTTTGAACAAGTCTACATGCCTTGGTGCACGGTCTGGGCATCTTTCCCTGTGCCGCCTAGAAGCACAGTGTTGCTGAGCGAAATGCCCCATATGTGGTATACGACTCGAGATGCCGCGACGGTAGACTTACTCAAGCCAAGGTCGAATGTGAAGAGCAAGCCAGAAGGAATCGTGAGGTTCATTTATGAACCTGGTCAAACGTATTTGGTCAATACGTCCGACTTACGGCTTACGGTCTGGTGGTTTCACAACGACACTGGTGTCATTTCGGAGATGGAGCGCGCGACCCTGGAAGGAGTCGACAGCACTCACCAAATTCCTTTGACATTGAGCACGTCAAAGGTCTCTTCTCTTTTTCGTATAAGAGAGGGTGACGCAAAGTTCATTGACGATCCTAAGTATGGAGTGGTTGAGTGCCCTGAGTGTTACGAAACCCTGTTTGTCAACGGCCTTGGGCCTGTAGCAACAACAGTGGCATACGTTTGCTCTAGCAACCATGTCCTTTCTTCGTCTCTCACTTCCTACCGCCACGATCTGATTGTGAGGCGTGAAGGCTCAGGTTGGCGAGCCATCCGGGCTCCAAAACCGATCGTGTCTCTGCCGACCGACAGAGATATGATCATGAACCACACACCAGGACAGCATATCGTGCTTCGGAATGGCATCCGAAGATGGCGTTACGTGTGGGACGGTCTTCAGCTCAAGTTTGCCAATATGGCAACAGAGGACCTTGGCCCCAACGTAGAACACCCTGCTCAGTATGAATATGACCCGGTGCTGATGCTCGACCGTGAGCTCCAGCCGCCGACCAATGGGTCATGGTTCTACAACGGGTCGTCGTCAGCGACCCGCCTTTATGGAAATCCAGGGACAGAAGGCCGATATAAGCCTGTGCCTCTGGAATTCATGAGTAAATATGACGACTCAGTTGATCACGCTGCGAGGCAAGGTCCCTGTTACTGGGCTCTTGCGAAACGGCTTGACGTATTTGAAAGCACCCTCATCTACGTGGCGATCAACACCGACGAACCCCATTCCGATCAGAACCATATAGCCTTAGAGGCGTTTGAAGATTCACGGAAGGGGGTCACCGTCACCAGTATGACATTCGGCGAGTTCAAAGACGCCGTCATGCCTGGGTGTACCGTCAACGCTCTCAGAGTTGGCACTTGGAAGGACTGGTGTCCGCTCGGCTGGAGGGCCTTGACGGAAAGCGAATCTGATGGGGGCACTATTGCGGTTGCCGCAGCTCCGGGTCAGATCCTTTCGGTCAAGGACCGCGTTGTTATTGCAACTGCAGGAGATTTTTCTCTCTTCTGCATCGCAGACAGCGCACCAGCAAAGCGCACTGTTGCCGGCTATGATGAGTTGTTGTATCTTGATCCATCAAAGGACGACGTGTTCCGGTTGAACACCGGTCATACGGGCGCCCGCGCCTTTGTGACTGATGCGAAACTGGCTGTTTTTCCTGAAGATGACTTCGAAGTTTACACCAGGTTCATCAGCGACAACAGAGTCCAACCAACCTCGCTTGCAGCCGCGGTGGCCCAAAACCGCGCGATCCAAGCAGCTCATGTTCATGCTGTCGAGGTCGCAGAAGCCCGCTTGGCACAGCAGGTATCGGCGAACTCCAAATTGAGCAGAGAACTAGCAATGGCACTGACTGAAAATAAAAGGTTGAAAGCCGAGTCATATAGTGTTCAGACACTCAAGACTCAAGTTTCTCAACTTCAGGTTCAGCTAGCCGCGGCTAATCGGGCAAAAGAAGAGGCTCTTGCTCACCCGTCTCTTGACCCAAATAGAGACATAACCGTTAACGAACGGCCCGGCCAGTATGTTGTGCTCAGATTCGGAGTCAAACGCTGGAGATACGTCTGGGACGGTCTTCAACTTGCGTTTGCCAAGAATCCAAAACAACAACTGGGACCCCACGGCCCAACGCCCGACCAGTATGAGTATGATCCCAACTCAAACAAGGACAGGCAACTGCAACCACCCGGCAATGGCGGGGGTTGGTTCTTCAACGGTTCCTCTGCTGCAACTAGATTGTACGGCGCACCCGGTGACCCTGGAAGGTACCGAGACGCCATGCTGTTAAGTTTTAGCAAACAAGACGCTTCACTTGCAGTCGCACGCCCCTGCGACAAGTATAACTTCGGTCCAATCTACGAAGCTGCACTTAAAGAAGCTGGTGGCGAAGCACGTGTCCGTGAACTCATCAGACGGTGTCCCCTCGTCTTTGAGGACTCCAAGTGGTTTGTTTTGCGGATGCATTGCTGCGGCACTAAGGCGTCAATAGACTGGGCGTTTGATACTCTGGTCGTCGGGGAGTTTGGTGATTACTACGTCGTTGCGTGGTACACCAGCTACCCGGACGGCTCTCGCGAGGAGCCTTGCTTGTCCTTACAGCTTAAATGGCATGACGCTTTCCAAAGCCATGCCTTCACTGTAGACACCGTGCAAGGTGCCCCCCATCGCCTGAGTTGGCCAGACCATCATCACGTACACATTGCCAAACCAGCGGACTGGGCCGGGATTGCCCTCACCGCAGGTGACCAGTGTGTTGCAGATCAGTTCTACCAAGATCTGCTTTCGAAGAACGTCCGCCACAGGCATGACTATCGCGTTAAAGGTTCAATGACGGAAACCGAGCAACGCGCTGCCATGGAGTTCATCGAAACGTGCCCAGCATCCCCTGTCATCAAGGGGCACAAGACAGTGATCAGGATGCCTGACATTGTTGAGATGCCCGATGACAGTGGGAAAACCTTATTGTGGAAGGTTTTCCCACACTTGTTCGCGTGTCCCTGGCATGAAGATTCCAGCGGCTATGAAAAGGACAAAGTCGAGTGGATCGCATCGAATGCGGCCACACGGCTAGTCCTCTTAGCCCCTGGTGTCAACGAGTTCGAAGCAAGTTATAGAGGCTGCTTCGGATTGAGGCCACCACCGAACACTCGTTCCTTCCATCCTGTCGACAGGACTGCTCAGTTGGCAGCCGCCGTTTCGCCGTACAAGGAGTTCGAGGAGTTTTCCTCATTTCTTGAACATGCGATCAGCGTCTACAATTCCGTTTTCAATACCGACCTCAAAGTTCCAACTGAGATCCGATATTGCAAACATTGCGGCGAAATGTGTAGGTACCCAGATAACCAGCTATTCGAAGTTATCAACGGGAAATGCGTATGCGGGATGCTTCTCAGCACTCGTTCGATCGCACCTTCATCAGACCGCAACAAGCAGACCAGTCGAGAGTACATGGAGGCGCCTACGGGCGCGCTGTCCCCAAGTCCACCCGTGAGGGTGGCTCACACCAAGTTCTTCGGTGTGCCGTCAATTTCCAGTGAGTCAATCGCAGACATGTTCAGGTCTGTGAAAGCACCGGTACCTGGCAGAATGGGCATCATCTACTTGATGGCCTGTTCAGCCGTGGGCGTTGCTGCTTACAAGCATGCGGAACTAGGCTTAATGGTGGCCCAAGGGTCACAGCCGGTGTTTCACATGCTGAACGGAACTTTCATCAATGAGGGCATGAAAGTGAATATTAATGTTGCCCCTCACCTTTCCATCGACCTATCATGGGTCGGCGAAGTAGCTAAAGCCATCGCTTCTTCGTTCTCAGAGATTATGATAACATTGCGTCATGTACTCGCATTGACATCTCTTCTACCAGTGCTACCTTGGCTGGTTTGGATGGCTATCCTTGTTGGGTGTTTCCTGTTATTCCTGTTCCTTTTTGCAAGTCACGTACCTTTGCCATTGGAACTTGAGGACAACCCCAACAACCTCTTCACAGAAAGTCTGGAGGAGTGTGGGCCTCGTGAGGAGCCCACAAACACCCCTGTGTCCGAGCAATTTCTCGTTGCTTGTCTCGGAACCTGGGGTGATTATATCTGCCCGAAAGCTTACGCTCGGTTAGCTGCCTGGGCCGGTGTAAGGACGCATCTGTGGTGGATTCACAAAGCAAGTCTCGATGAGTTGGACGAACTCGCTAAAGGTAACATGTTGCCTCTTGCGACCTCGTACGTCGACCTCAAGACGAGCTGGATGAACGGCTACAAATATGTGTTTAACCCTCACACCAATCTGTCGATGCGGGGTACTTCGTACTCCATGTCACCATCGAACAAGTGGATCAAGGATATCGAATACCAGGGAGAAGGGGAGATGAACAAAACGTATTTGTCCATCTTTGCAGAAATGCTTTCACGCTACTTCTGGCCCTCTCTGAAAATCGGCATCCTCAATGATTGCAACTTGCCTCGCTCGACAGATGGCAAAACTTGGCTGGTTCCGAATCAGAAACCGAAGAAAACCCCAGGCAAACAAGTCTGGTGCGTTGGAAGCGGTTCGACTGATAAGATCCCTGCTGATGTTCGTGCCAAATATCCTCAACTGGAAGTCCCTTACCACGATTCCGCTCTTGACGACGTTGAGGTAGCCCACATCCTTGGAGGAGCGGGCCTGGTCCAGACTTGTTTGGCCAAGAATGTCAAGGTTGTTATATACGACAGTAGGATGGATCGGAACTACATCAACAAGACCAGAGTCCGCCAATGGGGCGGCCCAGGTGACGTTGAAGATGTTCTCCACCTTACGCAGAAGGACCTGAAAATGCCTTCTGCCGACTTGTTCTTTGGGATGCTGATCGACAGAGGTTTCAACCTGTCTCTCAAGCTCAACGCATACCAAAGAGGGATGTGCTGGATGAAGTGGAAATGGCACCAACGTATTTCCTTCGTCCGGAACTTTCTTTTGCATGTCGCTCGTATATACGCAGTGATGTCTTTCGTGACAAAGTACCACTCACTGTATTTCGCTGCCATCGTCTCGATCCCTTTTGCGTTCGAGGCTGCCAACTCCAAGGCTGGCTACGTCGTCGGACAGTGGATGCTTTCAACTATTTGGAGCTTCCCTATCCTGATGGCGTTATCCACTAAATGGATGATCTTCACGATGTTGCTGTTAGTGTCGGGTGCGGGGAACAAGCTTCTGTTTGAGATGAACAACTGGCATAAAAACCGGACGTCTCTGATCATTCGACCTGTGAAGCAGTTCCCCATGCCCTTCGGACACTTCCAACTTAGAGACAATCGCACAGGCGAAATCTTTGAGGGGAGACACATCGAGAGGGACGGATTCCTAGAGAAATTTACGTGGGTGGCACGTAAAGCGAATTCGTTTGGCCTTAAGCACGGGAAGTCCCTAGTCATTCCCATGCCTTTCTCACCCCAGCTGTTGAAGGACCGTATAAAGCACCAGCCCAAAGTGGGTGCTTACACTGCATTTTTCAACTGCCACACAATAACCATCCAGGAGGCTTCAAACTTTGGCATGATAGGACCTATGATCCTGTTCTTCGTGTTCTTTGTGTCCTTATGTGTCCTCTTGCCTGGTGAACTTATGGCTCGTGCTTGCCGTACGTTCAACATCCGGCTCTTCGGCACTCATCTCACAGACTACATGGCATTTGCTGCCGGTGGGCTGGGAGACGAGGCGAAAGAGACCGTTGCCGCAGAAGGCTCCACGTCTGCGACGCCTCCACTTGAGAGGGACGACCATGTCCCTGAAAGCGGAGATGCCCATCATGGCCCTAAGGACGACCGTGTCAAAGGAAAGGCCAAGAAGGATGTCCCTCCTCTCGATCATGACTATTGCCCACATGGATTCCGCTATGAATGCATGGCCCCTGAGCAATGTGACCACCTCACGGCTTGTTGTAGTTTCCTAGGCTCACATTGTTGTTTCAACTGTGGCTGCGGATCTTCGCATGACTGTGATGGTGGTTACGTGTCAGATCTTGAAGAAGAGGATGAGGGCGCATATTCACCGCAGACCCAAGCGATGATGGACGTGCCCGAAACCGGTCCTTTCACACGAGACCCCAACGATGTCGCCAACCCCTGCTTTTCTCTCCCAAGCGTGCAAGACAAGGTGAGAGAAAAAGAGGTTGAAGAGCGCATCGTCAGGAACCCGCAGACTGAACCAGCCCCAAAACTTGATGAGATAGCAGCGTTAGAGGCCCTAGCACTGCTCCCAAAACGTCAAGGCCCTGTTCCGATCTCGTTACAGGAAGCTGTTGATATGTTCAAGGAAGAACAAGCGGAGAAAGATTTCAACGTCAGCACGTATGGTACGTCTGTCGTAGAAGATTTCTTCAGCCCCAGAAGGATCCCGTTCAAGAACTTTTTGGAGCAACTTGCTTCTGTTGGAATATTCTTCAGGTCCCAAGGCCTCCCCGAAGAGGAAGTGTTTGACCTGTTCGACAAGATGATCTTTTGGAATGTCAACATCCGTGAGGAAGAAGACATCCAACGTGACGAAGCCCTTGTACCTAAAGAGCTAAGTCACGAAAACGACCAATTGTATCTCGCTGCCCTCCCCTTGGAAGCGAAAGATCGTTGGATTGTGATCGTCGAACAATTGGAGAGAGGGCTGCGCCAGATATGTCACCTTCCTTGGGTGGCAGACTTCTTTATCTGGTTCAAGCAAATCTTCAACAATGTCAAAGATTTCCTTCGTCCCGTCACCGACTGTCTGTTCTGGGCCATGCGAATCACGTATCAGCTAACCGGTCGAATTTCGATGGGTATCTGGCATGCGATGCTGACCTTGATGGATACTTGGTGGGGGACTGCGTGGGGCAAGAGAGCCAAGGCTGCTTGGGCACTGTCCGCACTTCATAAAGTGCCACAGGCAAGCCTTGTTCATCGTATGCGCGCCAATATGGCTATGATGACTCTTGAAAAACGCACGTCGCCGGTGGAGACGATAAATCGCGCCATCAATCGCTTCGAAACCGCTGCACGGAAAGAAGGTCTTGAGGGGGTCACGATCGGTGGCCGCCAGGAACGAAATCTGAAATGGAAAAACCAGGTCTTGTACCCTGAGGCGGCAGCAATGCTAGGCTTCAATACAGACCCCTCCCTCAACGTGACAGAAGATGACACCAATCTGATGCCACCCAAAGGAGGTAAGGTTCCAAACCTGAATGAGTTCGACAAGACTGCCACATTAGACCGCACTTGGGTTAATGTGGAACGTGTTAATGAGCGCATTGGAAAGTACATCGATCCTGATGGCCCTTTCAAAGCACCTCTCGGCGGAGACGGAGTCCTGCTAGGTCAACTGAACCCTGAGCGTATTCGTGATTCCCTAGAACGATACGCACCCCTGGTGTCAGAGATCTCAGCAGAAGATCGCAGAAGAGCTGTGGAGGCAGCCGATGCGATGTTCCGGAAGTTTCCTGAGGCCTACGCCAAGATGGAGATGACCACCTTCAAAGGTGCACTGAACTATGTCAAGTGGAAGTACTCAGCAGGTGCCTTGCTGCTGAAGTACGGAAGCCGGCAGGCCCTAAGGGATGCCGGTTTCGACCCCGTTTTCTATCGCCTGATCATGGATCAGATGGAGAGCGGCCGCTATGACACGGTTCTGATGCACGCCTTCGAAAAGAGTCAAGTTGTTGACCTTAGGAAGATGGTACCGGAACAGATTACCGAGGAGGACTGGTTGAAACTCCCGGAATCGGTCAGAAATGACCCTGCCAAGCAGTATCTTCGCTTGGCCTCGTTGCCCAAAAACCTTAGAACCATCGTATCCCCTTGGTTGCCAGTCATTGTAGGCAATCAGATGGTGGAGCTGCTCAGAAATAAGCGCATCACCTGGGAGACGACAGGAGCAGGTATGGGATTGACGCTCAACCAAACCATTCTCACCTTGTTCTCGAGGTTCAGAGATCGCGTCTGTAGAGAGGGCGGCATGTATTTTGATGCCGACGCCTCCGAGTTTGACTCCAGATGCAACCAAAGGACGACAACTTCTCTCGGACAGCTCGCACGTCGCGGCTACGACAACTTCCTCGATCCAATTGGGGGGGCTGCCGCAGCATCCTATCTGCAATGCTCTTATGATGCAGAGATGGACGCGTACATGTTCGCTATCACCGAACGGAAGAATGATTGTGTCGCCCTGGGTGTCCCAAACAAGGAGGATCGCAATCACCTCCTAACCAGCATGCCCTGGCTCTTCTCTGCCAAGCCTAAGAAGCACATGGTCTTCCTACCGGAGGACTTCTCTACGGTACGCTACGAACACAAAGACATCCCAGTTGCTGGGGTCTTCGTGCGAGAAGCGGATCTCGAAGGTGAAATGCCCAAGATGCATATCACCGAGAGAAACGTGAAAGGAAAGGTAGTACGAAACCAAAAGTTTTCGTTCTTCACTTTCGACACGCCGTATGAGGTGCAAGAGGCAGCAGTTGAATGGGCAAAGGGATACGCAGACTGGTCGCGTGTGGACAGCAACGGTCAGCCAATTGTCGTGTGGAATCCATACACCGACAATGTCCTGGCAAAGAACGTTGGTATGTCGACAGGCGGATCTGCAACCTCGTGGAACAACACCCACGGCTTTCGCGCCACCTTCCTTCAGGGTCTCAGTATATACTTCGATGACGAGTATACTATGGACGAGCTACTGGAAATGTTCGACTTCGTTAATACCGGAGACGACACTACTGGAGCGTTCATCATGAGCATGAAGTTGAAGAAGGCGTTTGAGAGCAAAGTCCTTGCTGCCACTGGCAAGGTCTTCGATCACGGAAAAATGCGTGCTGCGATGAAATCCGTCGGCCTTTGGCTTGAGCTCAACATGTATGATGACTTCTACGAGATGCAATATCTCGGGAAGCACGTACGAAGAGCCACCGACGAAGACATCGCCGTTTTGAAACTCTGGCAACAAAAAGAGTCGAAACGGACAGGCTATGAACCGAAGATTCCTAGGGATGTGATCTACCAAGGTCTTGGCCCCATCTTCGGCAGAAAAGCCGGTCAGCGGTACTATCAGGCGACCTACGGGCCTGACTATGATCAAATGATGTTGAACAAGCTCACGCGAGAGCCAACTCGCTGGGCGCACGCGGCTGCTCGAGACCAAGGCCTTAAGCCAGGCACGGTCGAGTATCAGCGTGTGTACGTAAAAGAGCTCAAAGCCCGACTGGACGTTGACAAGAGACCCGTCTTCAATACGTACCAGTTCAACGCGATCGCGACAACTTGTGGGCACGCTATGGTGTCCGCATTCATCCCCGAAGCGTATAAGGAATTCGCTCTTGAGTATATCGAAGACATGAACCTTCTCCTCGCGCACTTTGCCCTTCCAGGCAGGTACCATTGGGATGAGACTGGAGACCTTCCGTCAGTCGCATTCCGAGGAGGAGGAGCTATCGTACTGTCCCCTGCACAACACGCCTTCATGAAGTGGAGACGTGGGCATCCTTTCCCGAAATATGAACAAGTCATTAAAGTTCATATGCAGGAAGGACCCAAGGCAGAGGATCGGTACGCTAAGTTCATGGCCAAGATTTCCAAGAAGGGAGCCTACCCGTTTGATGAGTCAATTGCGTTCGTTGTAGACATCTTTGCTGATTGGGCGGAAATGATACCACGCCAGTGGTACAAGATCCAACCTGCTCTCGCAGGTGCCCATCAGGAAAGAGCCTTCAACACCCGTCACCGCTGGATCGAAGAGGCGACTTACAAGCTTAACCCCGGACTCGAGACGATTGGAGACCTTTCTGCTATCACTAGCGAAGGTGCATTCAACGTCTGCACGAATTCAGGGGCCTTCTGGCATGAATACCACACGATTCCTTCTATTAAGAGAGCCGTCGATGAGAGACCATACTACGTCTCTCAAAACATGGTTATCACTGCAATGCTGATCTATGGCACACAGTATTGGTTGGAAAAAGTGTTGATGACAATCCCGTTCCTTGGTATCTCGTACAGGTTGTTCTTATTCCTAACGATTGACATGAACAAGGTGTATGGATTGTTGTCCGCTATAGCGTGGGTAGGCATGATGAGGGCAAGTAGAGAGTTAGCCGCGATCCAAAGTCGTGACCCCTATCGGTATTCGAAACAGTTTGCGGTCTTCGTCGTCGATCAATTCCCAGAGTGGTGGGGTTGGATAATGAGATTTGATCTCATATTCGCCCTGTTCCCTAAGTTGATCGATGTTGTGGGACGGTTCCTCGCAAAAGGTATCGAAAATCGAGCGTTTGCTCAGCCGGGTGGCCCCAAAGATAACCCGTGGTATGAGGATGCGCGAAATTGGCTTACGGATGCTCAGACCTTCCGCGAGGAAGGCCTGGACTACCGTGGTTTGGTTTTCTCTCCTACGGCAACTGGCAAGAGCACCTGGTTCATCTGGGCTCTGCTGTCGATGGGAAGAGGTCGGCCTGCCGCCATTCCTGGGGCAACCACCAAACCGCTTGATGTTCGGAGGATTTGGCTTGTATCGCCTACGTTGATTCTCAGGGACACATGGGGGAACCCTTGTCCTGAGGTCTGCAGACCCCAGATACTAGAAGCCGGAGTGCGAATCGCTGCGTATGCTAATGTGCTCCTTTGCACATATGGACACTTCATCCAACGCTACCATGATTTTAGGGAAGGTGACATTTTCGTCCTTGACGAGTTCCACATTCAAGAAGGAGAGATGATCATATCCTCCCTTGACCTGTCGGAACCTCTCGAGACGAGATTTGCCACGCCCTTTGTCAATGATAGACGGCCAGCCAAAAAGAGCGACCTTGCTCTCTCGGACGACCCGGATGTTAAGGCCAAGCAATCGCTATGGAAAGCACTTCCCAACACTATCTTTTTCTTGACTGCCACGCCTCCGAAAACGATGCCTGACGTCGGACAAGTCGAAACATGTCAAGCCAGTCCCAATGTCAAACAAAGGCATGGCAAAGACATTTTCGAAGTCGACGCTGACGTATCGGCCTTGTTCCAGATGGCTCAAAAGCGTTACCCGGAAGAATGCAAACGTGCATTGATCACCGTCCCCACAAACGTGGAGATGCCGGCCTTGCGTGAGAGAATTCAAAACCTCATGCCCGGCACGTTGATCACATGCGTGAATGCAGCCCAACGAGTGATACCTGAGACAGGGATCATTATCGGCAATGCCAAGTTCATAGGAACTGGTGTTGACATTCGACCCGCCGCTGAGATCCTTATCAGCAGTGGTAGAATCCGTAGATTCCACAAGGGACAAGAAGTTCGTGAGAAGAATGGCAAGATCCCCGCCATGAACCCTGACGAATGCAAGCAAGAAGAAGGACGAGTTGGAAGACTCAAGCACGGTATCGTCTTTAGACCACGCTGGGCCGGCAAAGGCATCCATGCGGTCGCATACCCGTCTGGGGGTCGTTTCACACATCAAGGAATGGCTGAGTATCTTAAGATGCCAGCCTTGATGCCTGTTGAGAAACCCTGCACGGAATTGTGGCCATACATGGGCTTCAGCGAAGGTGGAGATGAACTGATCTGTAGAACTGCCCGCTCCCTAGTCGGAAACCGTCCCGACCAAGTCCCAACAGCTCAAGTAGAACAGGAATTACGTAAAGGTCTAACTTTCGTAAGTCTTCTCGCATTCGGTGGCGTTGCGCCAGGCGAATACTTGAAATGGTGGGTTCATTGGTTCGGTGAGGGAAAGAAGATGCCCCAGGAGTACAAGGAGGTTGAACGCGCGATGGCCGTCTTTGACAGAACGATGACTTTGTCGTTCCCGTCAGTGCAGCTAATCGCCATGCGTCGGCCGTTCCGGTACAACCTAGGAGGGAGACCCACAGAAGCAGGGATTATATATCCCGTCTGTGATGAGTGGAGAGAATCGAGTGCAATGCAAGGCGCGACCTTCCATGTCATCGAAGACCCTATCAATCTAGAAGACGCATTCGCGAATAAACCCTCAATAGCTGACCAAGAGCGGTTGAGAGCGTGGGAAAAAGAGATGGCTTCCATTTTCTTGAAACTACGTTGCAAGTGTGGAGCAGCCAAAAACTCCAACCTAGCAGTTTGCGATATGTGTGCCCAAAGGCAAGATGGCGGTTCGAACGACATGACAGGTAAAGTTAGCGCACGCAGAGCCTGGGCCCAAGCCCGTGACCTAGTCAAGAATCTGAAAATGTCAGAGCTTGCCAACATGGGTGTCCACCTCGGTTAATTTCACAACAACGTTGCGGTTGCAAGACCCTAACCAAAACTTGCAGGTAAGTCAACCACCTTGATAAAGTGTTGACCGCGTCGGTGCCACGAAACGGCACATCCCCGGGTAGACAATATGATGAAAGTCCTAACAAAAGGTAGGCGCTTTAGCGCTGATGACCTGGTTCTTAGTATGTCGCGTTTGATCCTAAAGCATCAAACACCCAATGACGAGGCACGGAAAGACGTCCAATCTTTACTGTCTCATCTTCGGAAGATTCTGACATCCTGAAAGGAGGAAAATTCTCGCTAAGTGTTTTCTGGCACCTTTGACTTACTTCAAAGCAGTGGCCACGCATTGAGTCGAAAGACTGGTTGCGTGTAATCAAGTTACCGTCCAACATCTAACAAGATGTTTTCCATAAATTAGAGCGTTTCACCCGGGACAGGGGAAGTGTAAATATAGACAATAATCGGGGGTGGGTTTCGCAACCCTGGAAAAAAGTTACAAACCGACCAAAACTATACTTCAACGCCAAACAGAGATATGCACCTTGTACACTGAAATGTAAAGATACAAGAATGTCCCACACGCAGGTCCGAAGGGTTTTGTGGCCTTAAGGTCGGCTGCTGCGAGATCGAAAGATCGCAACCGACTAGCTCACAAAATGAATAGGATAACTGCCTGCCTGATCGCAGGACTCCGCGGATAAAACCGGAACCTGTATGCGTCAATGCTGTGGTAGATAACACCAGACTCTGTTTAATTGCTTTTAATTCTGCGTTAGCGACGTAGACCCCTTCTCGGGGACACGGAGACGTACAAGGCTAGACCCGCAAGGGTTGAACTCTTGGGATGAACCCTTGAGCCAGCAATGTTCGTAAACCTTAATCAAATGAAAGAATGAGGGAACTTCGGGACTCACTGCAAGCAGATGCCCTCCTCGGAGCGACACACAC